GTAGACAGGTTCCGATTGCTTGTCTATCCGTGGGGCTGCTTATCTCATGGATTGCCCTGGCGGGCCTATTGGGGCGGCCTAAGCCGGTTCGCTACGAGATTCTCTCTGTCACTGAAGCCGACGTTATTTCAGCCGTCATAGACGAGGGCGAGGCTATCTATCTATGGCTCGGCCTGCCTGGAGAACCTATCCCGCGAGCCTATGTACTCGACTTCAACCGAGAAATTGCTGAACAACTGGAAAGGGCAAGACGGGACGCCGACTCAAGAAAAACACAACTCAAAATGCGACTACCTTTCGAGCGGTCCATAGATAGATCGGAAATGTTTTATGCCCCCCCACAACTCGCCCAGCCTGTCAAAATTCCACCTAGCCCGTTAGTGATGCCTGGGTCCGAACAAGCCGAACGAGCGGCCCGTCTGGAGTAGCGTAAGGCGATGCAAACCGCGCAGGGCAATGTTAACGGCTTTCGCTCTTTAGTGTGGATGGAATGTGACTGCGGTTATATCTGGGAGGGCCTCAATAACTACTGCCCTGAGTGTTTTGGTCTGGGGTTTAAAAAGCATCAACAAGTGAAACCGGGAAAAGATGCCAGCGATAACTGATACGAAATATCTCGTCCAAGCTGGTTGGGATGACGTTCCACACCTAGACGAGAAAACCAAAGCGGAGTTGATGGCTTCGATTCAGCCACATCTTCGCGACGCTCGAATGAAGGGTATACCAGTTCTTGGTGCGGGTAAGATTTACCAGACGCCGGAAGAAGATTTAATCGTCAAGCCGTTTAAAATTCCGGCTTATTGGCCGCGTGTTTACGGCCTCGATGTTGGTTGGAATAGGACGGCGGCGATCTGGGCTGCTCACGATCGAGACAACGATATCGTTTATCTGCACTCCGAGCATTACAGGGGAAAAGCTGAACCATCGGTTCATGCCGAGGCGATCAAGGCGCGCGGTGCCTGGATACCGGGAGTGATTGACCCAGCAGCGCGGGGTGCTGGTCAGGCTGATGGGTCGGTGCTGCTTGAAATGTATGAGGACTTGGGCCTCGACATAACGAAGGCGATCAATGCCCGCGAGGCGGGTTTATGGGCTGTCGAACAGAGGCTATCAACGGGTCGGTTGAAGGTGTTTTTAACTTGCCAGAACTGGATTGCAGAATATCGCCTGTATCGCCGTAGCGAGAAGGGCAAGGTTGTCAAGATGTTCGATCATCTTATGGATGCGACGCGATACCTGATTATTAGCGGGATTGAAATTGCTATCACGAAGCCATCGATTAATTTGAGCGGTGGCATGATTTCAATGTCGTCTGGTGATTCAACAGCGGGATATTAACGAATGGCAGATCATAAGTATCATTATGGTGAGGAGTCAGGCGATACGCGACGAATCCGTCTTGCTGACAAAATGACTGGAGTCATTGATAGCTTGGAAGCTCTTGCTCAGTTGCAGGTCAGTAAAAAAATAGAAATTGAGAGGCGTTGGCTTGATGATTTAAGGCAGTTTCATGGCAAGTATGACGCTGAAACTGTTGCAAAGCTGAAGGCTGCGAAGAAGTCGCAGATTTTTGTTAAGCTGACGCGCAGCAAAACAAATACATGGGAAGCTCGGTTGTGGGACATGCTGTTCCCCACCGACGACAAGAATTGGGGGATCAGCCCGACGCCATCAGCGGAGCTTTCAACTGCACTCAAGGATGGCAGTGAGCAAGCTCGCTCGATTCAAGAAGAAGCCATAAAGCGATCTTCTGCGATGGAGATCGAGATAGACGATCAGCTTGTGGAGTGCGGCTACAATATCAAAAGCCGCGACGTTATTCACGACGCTTGCGTGATTGGCAGCGGTGTTCTCAAGGGTCCGCTGGCATCGGGTAAAATGCGCCGTAAATGGCAAGACCAAGGCGAGGAAGGTTATCAGCTTGGCGGTATTCCTGATAGCCGGCCAGAATTTGTTTGGGTTGATCCTTGGAATTATTTTCCAGATATGAACGCTCGCCGTAAGGACGAGTGTGAATTTGAGTTTGAACGTCACCTTCTCAACAAGAAGGGTTTGCGGAAGTTGGCGAAAGAGCCTGGGTTTATTATCGATGCGGTTCGCGAGGTTATGATGGCAGAACCGCGAGACGCGATTCCAGACTACATCCAGCAGGTCAGGTCGATCGTCAATGATGGGCAATCTCTTGATCCGATGTATCTGGTCTGGGAGTACCATGGCTCGCTTGAGGGCGAAGAGCTTCGCGCGTTATGTGAGTGCTTGGACAAAGAGGAATACCTTGAGGATATCGATGACGATCCTTTAAAAGAGGTTCCGGTTGTTATCTGGTTTTGCCAGGGCAAGGTTTTGAAAGTTGGGTTACATTCACTGGATAGTCAGGAATCGCTTTATTCCGTATTCAATCTTGAGAAAGACGACAGTTCAATTTTTGGTTTCGGTGTCCCATATATGATGCGTGACAGTCAGAAATCCCTTAACAGCGCATGGCGCATGATCATGGACAACAGCGCCCTCTCGACGGGGCCGCAGGTTGTCGTTAACAGGGATATCATCGAGCCGATGGACGGTGACTGGAACCTGACGCCGCGAAAGATTTGGTTCGCCAAGCTGCGTAATGGTCAAGGTCTCGATCACGCATTTAAGACGTACAGCATCAACAGTCATCAAGAAGAGTTGTTGCAGGTCATTAATGTGGCAAAGCAATTCTCCGATGATGAAACGAACCTCCCGCTCGTCGCGCAGGGTGAAAGTGGGAGCCACCAAACGCAAACATCTGGCGGAATGTCGATGCTTATGAACAGCGTCAATGTGGTGTTCCGAAGGGTGGTTCGTAATTTTGATGATGACATGACGACGCCCAATATTCGCCGTATTTACGACTTCAATATGCAATTTTCTGACAAGGAACATATTAAAGGCGATTACGAGGTCAAGGCTCTTGGTTCCAGCGTTCTGTTGGTCCGCGAGGTCCAGGCGCAGAACCTCATGGCGATGGCTTTGCAATTTTCCGCTCATCCCGTTTTAGGGCCGCTTACGAAATCTGCGGCGTTGTATAGGTCTCTCGTCCAAGCACATATGCTTCCCGCTGACAGCATTGTTATGACGGATGAGGAAATTAAGCAGAGGGAAGCGGAGGAAAGAGATAATCCGCCGCCGCCTAATTCCGACATATTGACGCTGCAACTCAAGAAAGAACTCGCGCAGATGCAAGGCGATATCGATGTTGCGATCGCGAATATCGAGCGCGATACGGCGATGGTCAAGCTGGCCGAGCAGAAAAATATGCAGATCGAGGATATTAGGGCAAGGTTTGGAATAGCTCAAATGACCACGCAATCCAAGGAGCGTATGTTCGCGGGGGAATTGGGGGTCAAGAGGGCGACGGGTGAGGGTATCTAATGACGATCGAGAGAACCTCCAGCACATGGATTACCATAGATGCGTGGGCAAAAGACGCTATTGAGGCGGCTCGCGACAATTTGGAAAATGCAGACGATTCTGAGGAACGCGGTCGGATTGCTGCCTTGCGTGAATTACTCAGGCTTGCTGACAATCCGCAAGCGCAAGCTGCTGTGGTTGATTACCACAGCTAAACATAAGGGCCGCTCATAGAGCCGCCAAAATAAGGACATTTTGATGCCTGACGAACAGAAGCCTGATGAGGCCGCTGAACAAGCCGCCTTGTCAAAAAATGACGATGACGATTTTGAATCTGCTTTCGCGGCGTTTGCTGATGGTGATGCCGCCGATTCAAGTAACGATGATGTAGCGGATCATGCCGCCGATTCAAGTAACGATGATGTAGCGGATCATGCCGCCGATTCCGTTGTCGAAAAGGTTTCGGAAAACGAAACGAATGTCGAAAACAACGACAATAACGAAAGTGAAAGCGAGGTCGATAGACTTCGTTCAGAGAACGAGCAACTACAACACAAATTTCGCTCCAATGACGGACGAATCGCGGCGTACCAGCGCCGGATCGATGAGCTTCAAGAGCAAGTATCCGCGAAAGCCGGTACTGCGAATGACGGCGATGACGATCAAAAGGCCGCTGATGGCGATGAGCTTGATGCTTTTCGCAAAGAGTACCCCGAAATCGCTGGTCCATTGGAGACAATGCGGACGCGAGATCAGAAGCAGATCGAGCAGCTTACAGCAACCGTAGCCGCTTTAACGGGCGATCAACGGCAAAACCAACTCGATAAGCAGGAGTCAATTCTCGCTGACGCTCACCCAGATTGGGAAGGCATCACAGGGGATGGGGCATTCAGAGATTGGGTTGGGGCGCAGCCGTTGTACGTCCAGCAGGCCGCTAGGAGAAACGGCGAAAAGATCACAAACGGTCAAGAAGCCGCTCATTTGATCGCCAGCTTCAAAGCATCGCTTCCACAATATGAATCGTCCGATAGCGACGCCAAGGAGGTCGATAAAGCCGCCGAGGCCGAGAAATCGGATCAACAGAAAACATTGCGCGGTAAACGTCAACGTCAATTGGAGTCTGGGGCATCTGTCCAAAGCAAAGGGCCGGGAGCGGCCTCTGGACCGCCTGATGACTACGATGCGGCGTTTGATTTCTTTGCCCGCAAGAAATCATAAGGAAACGACTCAATGTCTACTCAAACCACGAAATATGGCGACATCAATCAGCGTACTGCCGCGTGGGCTGCGTCTGAAATGTTGAAGCACGCCGAGCCTGTAATCGTCTTGCAGAAGTTCGGCCTCACCAAGCCGTTGCCTAAGAATAAGGCTGACACCGTGAAGTTCCGGCGTCCCGTTCCGTTCACCGCTGCGACTACCCCGCTGGTGGAAGGCGTCACGCCGACTGCTCAGAAGATGGTCTATGAGGATGTGCAAGTTACCCTCAAGCAGTATGGCAAACCGATCGAGATCACCGACGTTGTGATGGACTTGTCCGAAGACCCCGTTCTCAAGGACGCGACCATGCTAGCCGGTGAACAGGCTGCTTTAACCACGGAGATGATTACCTACGGCATCATCAAAGCGGGTACGAGCGTGTTTTACGCCAACGGCACGACTCGCGCTGGAGTCAACACAGCCATCACTCTGAATAAGCAGCGTGCTGTGACGCGATCGTTGAAAGCTCAGAAGGCCAAGAAGATCACCAGTATTCTTGACGGTTCGCCCAACTACAACACGACTCCCATCGAGGCGTCGTATGTTGCTGTGGCGCATACCGATCTAGAAGCCGATCTTCGTGGTTTAGCTGGCTTTACGCCGGTCGCAGAGTATGGCAACCGCAAGCCGATTTCACATGAGGAAATCGGCACGGTCGAGGATGTTCGTTATATCCTGTCACCGGAGCTTGGGCCTTTCCAGGCTGCCGGCTCGACCACTCTCAACGGTATGGTTGCCGATGACAGCACCAACGTCGATGTTTACCCCGTCCTGTTTATTGGCCGGGATGCGTTTGGTGTGGTGCCTCTCAAGGGTGCCAATGCCATGACTCCGATGGTCATTAACCCTGGAACGCCGTCGAAATCAGACCCGCTTGGTCAGATCGGCTTCGTTTCTTGGAAGGCGTACCACGCTGCGGTGATTCTCAATCAGAATTGGATGGCTCGCTTGGAAGTCGGCGTCACCGATCTCTAGGCCGCTCTCTTAATCTCATAGGCCCGCTCTGATCGGCGGGCCTGTCTTTTTCGGAAGGAAACGAAATGCAGGAATGCAAAACTGGCTTCGTCTATGGAACGGGCGCGGCTCTCAATGTGATCTGCGGGTTTATCCCAGAGCGCGTTGAGTTTTTCAACGTCACCGATGGCGACATTTTCAACGTGGGCTTTCCCGCCTACAAGAAAATGGCGTTTACTTCGGGTGGCACCAATGAAATCAAGGTTGGTGACAAGATCATCGGCACGACTTCTGGGGCCACCGCAATCGTCCTCTTTGTTCTGGCTGATACCGGGACTTGGGCAGGCGGCGACGCCGCAGGCACGCTGATCCTTGATGCCGCATCGGAAACTGGTACGTTTGCTTCGGAAAGCATCTACGCTAGCGATTCGAGCGGCACCAATGACGCTACTGGTGCGGCGACTACCAATACCGGCTACGATTCCGATACAGAAATCGCCACCAATACCGGGATTTCTCCGTATCTGGGTACGGAAGCTGGATACGGCTTTGGCTTCACTGTCGCTACGGCGGTCAGCGAGAATGCCAAGCTGTTCGCTTGGACTGCGTGGCGTAGCGCCTAGACGCCAAAAACGACCTGGGGCGGCTGCATGAAGCAGCCGCCCTTTCTCTTTTCAAAACTTTAATGGAGCCGCCTGCAAGGGCCGCTCAAGGAAAAGCAATGATTGATATCGATATAAAAACCGCCACCCAGGAACAGCTTTTATGGTTTGCCACTAATGTCATGGCGATCGAAGCTATCGAAGATGGTGAGAGCGCCGAGCAAATCCGCGCCAAGCTGATAACGGCTGGTTGGGAGCGCAGTTATATCTCTGTAAACAAAACAGGCGAACCTGTTGGAGTAGAGGTCGCCGTTAAGCAAGACCCCGCGCCGACCGATCATTTAGGCCCAGACGGCCCTGTGGTTGATTCGATTACGGGGGAGACGGCGGCGGCTACCAAACGTCGCATGGAGACTAGCGGTAAGAACGATCCCAAGCTCAAGATTTTCATCCCTAAACAGCCTGGGATTGGTGGCGATCGTGCCATTCCTGTCGGCGTGAATGGGACTCACATTCTGCTTCCGCGTGAACAGGAAATCGATGTCGCTCTGCGTTATGTTTTGGTTCTCCATAATGCCGTACAGACCGAGTACACGCCGGTCGAGGACAACCCAGGTGAGTTTACGTCACGCAATGTTCAATTATACCCGTTCCAAGTTCTTGAGGGTCGGGAACACTTGCTGGCGGCTCAATGAGTACCTTTCTGGAAATTTGCCAAAAGGTAGCGGGGGATAGCGGTACTATTGCCGGGGTATTACCTACCGCTGTCAATAGTCAGACAGGGCGGCTGCGGAGAGTTGTTAATTTTACCATCGAGGCTTGGGGACAAATTCAAAACAGCCGCAACTCCTGGGCATGGATGCGTAAGGAGTTTTCAGGGAAGGCGATTTCTTCTGGAACGCCAAAATATACCGGCGGCGGGTCTTTTTCGATTTCTGATTTTGCCCGTTGGGTGACGGAGGAAGGCTCTCTGACAATGTATCTCACGGCAACGGGTGTTGCCGACGAGGGCGAGCTTGTTTTTATAAGCTGGTCGGATTGGCGCCGACTCTATGGCCGTGGATTACAGACCAACAATCGTCCCACGAATGTTGCCATAACACCAGCTAACGAGTTGGCGTTCGGCGCTATTCCAGATGACTCATATACCGTTGGCGGTGAGTATTACCAGACCACTCAAATCTTGTCTGCTAATGGGGATATTCCAAATCTCCCAACGAGATTCCATGACATCATTGCTCACAAGGCTCGCGTTTTGTTGGGTGAGTTTGACGAGTCATCAAATGCGATCGCGACAGCGCAGCGTCAATACAACGACATGCTTGGCGATCTTGAGCGAGATCAGTTGCCTACAATGTCGATTGGTAGTGAGCCGCTGGCATGAGTCAGGAACCATATACTATGTCGTTTGGTGGTGGATTGGACCTTGTAACGCCGCCAATGAACAAGAAGCCTGGGCGGGTTATCTCGTCTTCAAATTACGAACCGAGGCCGGGAGGCTATCGGAGAATTGACGGCATCGAGCGTTTTGATGGTCAGCCAGAACCGCATCTTGCGTCATATTGGGTACTGAATTTCGACGCCGGTACTGCCATTGTATCGGAGGGTAATACCGTTACGGGAGCGACATCTGGCGCAACGGGTAAGGCGTTGATCGATGCGGTGATTGAGAGCGGTAGCTATGGCGGTAGCGATGCGGACGGCTATCTTGTCCTGTCGGAAGTCAGCGGCACGTTTCAGAACAATGAAAATTTGCAAGTCTCAGCCGCAACAAAATCAGTATCGGACGGTATCGCTGTCGAGGGGGGCGCAAGCATAGACAATCTTAACGATACATGGCTTGAGAACTCCATCGAGACGCGCCGCGCCTTGATTGCCGTCGTTACTGGTTCTGGAAATATGCGAGGCGTGTGGCGTTACAACGGCGTTAGTTACGCCTTCCGAGACAACGCGGGTGCCACAGCAGTTGATATGTGGAAATCAACGTCTAGCGGCTGGTCTCAATGTGACCTGGGGCATTCAATTAGTTTTACGAGCGGCGGTACTTATGTGATTACCGAGGGGAACACGATAACAGGCGCGACAAGCTCCGCAACTGGTGTTGTGAAGCGGGTAATTATAGATACGGGATCATTCTCTGGCGGTGATGCCGTTGGCCGGATCATATTTTATACCAAGACAGGAACATTCCAGTCTGAAAATCTTGATGTCGGCGGCAATCTGAATGTCGCAACGATAGCTGGGGACTCCACGGCTAATTCACTCGCTGTTGGTGGTTCCTTTGAATTTAGAAACCATAATTTCCTTGGGTCGGCATCGTCTGAGCGCATGTACGGAGTCGATGGTGTTTCGGCAGGATTTGAATGGGATGGGTCTGTGTTTGTGCCGATCGTAACAGGCATGACAGCGGATACACCAACGCATCTCATTGCACATAAGAAGCATTTATTTTTCATGTTCGCAGGCGGCTCCGTGCAGAACTCTGGTATTGGAGAACCCTACGCTTGGTCAGTAATAAGTGGGGCTGCTGAGATTGGCATTGGCGGCGTCGGAACTGGATTCAATGTATCGTCGGGCGTGCTGATTATCTATTCCGAAAACAGGACTCATATCCTGTATGGCAACGACAACAGCGATTGGGTTTTGAACACTCTCAGTGAGGAAGCGGGCGCCAAAGAAAAGTCCATCCAAGATGTAGGTGGTCGTCTGATTCACATGGATGTGACTGGTATTCGTGATCTGTCGTCAACGCAGGCGTATGGCGATTTCGCTCTTGGTAATCTTTCGTTCTGGGCCGATCCCTGGTTTGAGGTACAAAGAAGGTCGGCAGCATCCATAACCGCGACTATGCGGGTAAAAAAGACGAACCAGTATCGTGTTTTCTACGACAACGGTATTGGCATGATAATGGATTTGACATCCAGAACTCCGCAATTCTTAGCGATTGATTATGGGATGGTTGTCAGGTGCGCTTGTTCTGTCGAGGACAGTAATGGCGATGAATGGATTTTGTTCGGATCGGGAGATGGGTATGTTTATCGGGCGGAAGTAGGAACCAGTTTCGATAATTTGGCGCTATCGAGTTTTCTCCGCTTGCCGTTCTGCAACATGAAATCTCCTCGCTATGAGAAGCGGCTTCATAGCGCCGAAGTCGAGGGAGATTTCGGGCCGACAACAGCCCTCTCCGCATCTGCTGATTTTGGTTATGGGAACCTTGAGTTTCCATCACAGCAATCTGCGTCGATTACGGTGGCCGGCGGTGGTGGTTTTTGGGGTGAGGCAATTTGGTCTGAGTTCTATTGGGGTTCTCAGTTTGTTGGTCAGGGAAAAGCAGAGATTGAGGGTATAGGCGAGAATGTCAGCTTGGTATTTGCCTCATCAGACAAATACGAGGAATCCCATACGCTGCATGGCGTGACGCTGAATTACAGCATGAGGAAGTTGATACGATGAGCAATAATTATTACGCGCCGGCAATCATCGCGGAACACACTCTAGCGCGTGGCTCCGACATCAACAGCGCGACAACGAACCTTGAGGCGGCTTTCGATAAGATTCCGACAGAGGCGCAACTCAAACAAGACAGAGTAACCTATCAGGGAACGGAAACAGGCTCTGCAAATGTTTATGCTGTGGCGCTGCCTTATACCATTTCGTCGTACACAGAGGGGCTTCGCGTTCGGACAAAAATTGCGAACGAGAATACGGGTTCTTGCACGCTCAATGTAGACGGGGTTGGAGCAATTTCAATCAAGCTGTTTGATGGTTCTAATCCGGCATCTGGCGATATAGCTGCTGGTAAGCTGGCTGAATTTACACATGACGGTACTTATTTCATTCTCACTTCTTTTCCCGCTACTGTTGTTTCAGCGGTGACAACCAGCGCAACAGACGCGGCAACAAGCGCCGAGGCGGCGGCAGCATCTGAAACGGCGGCTGCGACAAGCGCAACCAATGCCGCTACCAGCGCAACAGCGGCAGCAGCGGCGGTGACAACGGCTCTTGCAGCAAAAATTACGATATCGACCTCGGCTCCCAGCGGCGGAAGTGCCGGGGATATTTGGTACAGAGTAACAGTCTAAATAGGAGATTAAATCATGGCGGCTCTATCAGATTACGCAGAGAAGTTGGCTCTCGACTTCTTGATGAACACGCAGACGGCAACTCGACCCACGGCTTGGTATATTGCTCTGTTCACAGCAGCCCCAAGCGATTCTGGCGGGGGTACGGAGGTATCGGGCAACGGGTACTCACGGCAGTCGGTCACGTTTGATTCTGTAAGTTCTCCAGGCGGCACAACCGATAATACAAATGCTCAATCGTTTACAGCCAGTGGTGGGAACTGGGGGACCATCACCCACCTGGGAATATTCAGTGCGTCAACCAGTGGAAACCTGATTTTCCACGGTGCTTTGACAACCTCCAGGGTTGTAAATGACGGCGACACGCTGACTTTCTCGGTCGGCAATATCGACCTAACGCTCGGCTAAATTATGCCCAAGACCATTGAATTTCGAGTAAACGAACTCGGTCACGGTCGCAAGACCGAAGCCGGGGATTTTCGTGTTACCGAAGCTCATTGGAAAGCTCGCATCTATCGTCGGGTTAACGAACTAGGGCATCGGCGAGAAACTGAGGCCGGAGATAGTCGTGTC